AAGAACTGGAGATTGTTGAATGAAACGTGTTACAAAACAACAATTCGACAAGTGGTATGAGGACAATGTGACAGCAGCTCTTGATCGAACACCTAAATGGAATGGTCGGGAACAGAGTATTACATGGAAGTGGTTGGATAAGAAGGGTAAGGCTGGGATGATTGTGCTGAATGATCCGGTTGAGTATTATTTGGGCTGAGATTTAGGGGCCAGAGATGGCCCCAGATTGATTTGGAGGGGATTGTATGGGGGAGAAAGAGATGGTGGAGGGCACATTCTTAGGTCATACGGAATGCCCCCATTGCAGTAGTAGTGATGCACACGGTATCTACCAACACTTCACTGATTCTGGTGAAGAATATTTCACGGGCTTCTGTTTTAGTTGTCAGCAATGGTCAAGCCACCAAAGACTGTTGGCTAACAACTTAGTAGATGAAACAGGTTATGTCCACGTTATTGAACAGGAGGATGAAGGAAGTATGTCAGACGTAGAGTTGGTAAAAGAGATTACAACCACTTACGACACAAGGGGTGTGCGGGAGCGTAAACTTCCCCTAGCTATGGCAGAGATGTACGGCATGAAGGTGTCCTACGATCAGTCAACAGGAGAGATTGATGCACACTATTATCCTGTCACCAAAGAAGGACAGATTGTTGGGTATTTCAAAAGGACACTCCCTAAACAATTTAGTGCAATTGGTGATGTAAAGAATTGTGAGTTGCAAGGTCAACACCTGTTTGACAAAGGTGGTGAATATGAGAACAAGGCTGGTAAGAAGTTCTTGATCCTGACAGAAGGCTACTTGGATATGCTTGCAGCTCAGAAGATGATGCAAGACAATGCCAATCGTGAGGGATATGTAACAGCCGTTGTCAGTCTTCCTAACGGCATTAACACAAAGTCCGTAAAGACCAACTACAATTTCTTAAACTCTTTTGAGAAGGTGTTGGTATGCGTGGATCAGGATGATGTAGGCAAGAAAGGCGCTAGAGAGATTTGCAAATGCCTTCCTCTGGGCAAGACCAAAATCATGTCTTTCAGCGAAAAAGACCCTTGCGATATGTTGAAGAAAGGAAAGGGCAAGGAGTTCTATTCAGCCTTCTGGAACGCAGAGGATTATTCGCCAGCAGGCATTCTGGACGGTCGTGGTCTGTGGGAAGCCGTGTCGTCAACAGACGGTGTAGAGTCTATCCCCTACCCTTGGGATGGCCTTACAAAAGTAACACACGGCATCCGTACAGGTGAGATGGTAACGCTTACGGCTGGTAGCGGGGTTGCGAAGAGTACATTTGCCCGTAAGATTCTTCACCACATCCTAAAGACAACAGATGCAAATGTAGGCGGGATGTTCTTGGAAGAGAGTGTTAAGCGCACAGCTCTTTCCATTATGTCTATGGAAGCAAACAAGCTACTACATTTGCCAGACGTTGAGCGTACTACAGAAGAAATGAAAGCTGCATTTGACGCCACGCTTGGAACAGGTCGTGTATTCTTGTATGACCACTTTGGTTCAGCAGATATTGACACAATCTGTGAGAATATCACTTATTTTGTGCGAGCAGCAGATTGTAAGTATATCTTCCTAGACCACATCTCTATCATGGTGTCTGCGGGTGGTCATGGTGATGAGCGTAAAGCACTAGATGAGATTTGTACCAAACTACGGACTCTGGTACAGGAGTTGGACATTTGTCTGTTTATTATAAGCCACCTAAAACGCCCCAGTGATGGCAAGGGACACGAAGAGGGTTGTGCCACATCTTTGTCCCAACTGCGAGGCAGTGCAGGCATTGCCCAGTTGTCGGATATGGTGATAGGGTTTGAACGCAATGGGCAAGCGGAAGATCCCGTTGAGCGCAACACGACAACCATCCGAGTGCTTAAAAACAGATATAGCGGCAATACCTCTGTTGCGGCAAGGGTGTTGTATAACAATGTGACAGGAGAACTTGTCGAGGTTAAGGACTTGGAGGAAGATGCGGACATGAGTGTGTTTGAGAATAAAGTTTCATCAGATGAGTTCTCAGACCCAATCCTAGATGAGATGTATTGACAACACATTCGACAATGTGTATAAACCTTAACGGATTCAAATGATATATTGATGACGGGGGAGATATGAGTACAGTAGTTTTTGACATAGAGGAAGTTTGGGCACCGGCACCTGATATCGCTGGTGATGTTTGTCTTTCTGATAGATACGAGGTCTCTAACCTCGGAAGGGTTAGGTCAGTTCCATACGAAAAGACAAGCAGGAACATAAACGGCTATTTCAGCTACACGACTAAACAGAAGATGTGTAAACTACAGACATCAGTTGACGGGTATTCCGTACTCCATGTCAGTAGAAAAGTCAAAGGCAAGAAGATAAAGAAATCTATTTTTGTCCATAGGTTGGTGGCAACTCTGTGGGTCGACAACCCAGACAAGGACACTAACACGCAAGTGAACCATATCGATGGCGATAAAAAGAACAACACCCCGTCGAATTTGGAATGGGTCACGCCACAAGAGAATGTGAGACACAGTTACGATACAGGATTGGCGTCAAACAAGTGCGAACGTCATCCAAGAGCAACAATGACAAACGAACAGGTGGTAGCCGCGAGGGAGTTTTATGAGAATTGTGGCAACATACAACTGACCGCAGATGAGTTCGGGATAAAATATCAGACAATGTGGAAGATTCTTCGTAATAAAAATTACAAGGAGGTTGTATGAGGACTGTTGTTTTTGATATAGAGGCGGATGCGCTTCTCGACAAGATTACTACGATTTGGGTGATTGCAGCAGTTGATGCTGAGACAAAGCAATCATATGTTTTTACAGAACAAGATTGTGGCGATCATAAAGTGGATGGGACTCTTGAGGACGGTGTTAAGTTCTTGATGACCTATGACAAGATCGTTGCACACAACTTTCTTGGCTACGACTACCATGTGTTAGAAAAGTTTTTCCCGCATTTGTGGACAAGAGCAACCGTTCCGTTCAGCAAGTGCTGGGATACTTTCATTCAGTCTAAATGTCAGATCTATGATCGTCCTCGCTTGAAAGGGCTTAGTGGAAATCATGGCTTGGAGTATTATGGGCAACTTTTCAAGTATCCCAAGCCTGCGATTGACGACTGGACATACTGGGATGCGTCTAAACTTAATCGCGTCCTTGTTGACATTGAGATCAACTTACGAGCATACAACTACCTGAACAATGAGGCTGAGAAGACGGGGCTGAACTTTGTAGAGGCCATCCGGCGCACACAGGCAACGTCATACTGGTACACCAAGCAAGAGTTGTACGGAACTAAGGGTGATAAAGAACACATGCAAAGGTGTGTTGAAGAGTTGGATGGGTTTATCGAGGATCTAAGGAAAGATATTGAGCCATTACTACCTAAGCAGCTTAAAGTTAAGGCACCTAAATGTACATGGTCGGATATAAGTAACAAGTGGCCTGCATTCTTCCGCAAGACGCCTCCTAACAAGTTCGATGAAAATGGTAAGGTTATTAAAGACGCTTATATGCCAACAACTAAGGTGTTCCTGAAGAATGGCAATTACGATAAGCACACTGCAACACATTTTGGTATCAGCCAAAATCCTGATGAGTCTGGGCGATTAGTTGCAGGTGCGTACACGAAGATTGAGTACCTAGACGCCAAGATGTCCCAACATGCGGTTATTAAGGAGTATTTGCTGAGTATCGGTTGGGAACCTACCCAGTGGAATTACGAAAAGGACTATGAGGGCAAGTTTGTCCGCGATGAGAGGGGTAAGATGATCCCCAAATCCCCTAAGCTCACTGAGGATAGCTTCGACAGTATCAGTGGAGACTTGGGTGAAAAGATTGCCAAGTATAACACTTATGTGCATCGGCGCAGGACATTCGCTAATGAAAAGAGTGATGAAAAGGGGTGGATTAACCAGTTACGTGCAGATGGGCGCATTGCATCGGGCTGTATGGCGTGGTCGACCAGCACGGGTAGAGCGGCCCAGAGGGGTATCGTAAACGTGCCGAGTCCGTCAGCACTCTATGGAGCGGAAATGAGGAAATCTTGGGTAGCAGATGAGGACAAGATCCTTGTGTCTGTTGACATGGATTCAGCACAGCTACGACTGCTTGCTAACTTCATGGGCGATCCGGCATATACACACGCTGTACTGTCTGGGCAAGAGTTTGATGAGAACCACAATTACGTAGGTACAGACCCTCACACACTGAACGCACAAGCATTTGGTGTAATGAGTAGTGATATGGTACAGGAGGCAAGAGAGACACAAGATGCTTCACTCATTAAACAGTTGACGGACATACGGAAGTACAGCAAAAATGGGATATACTGCTACCTCTTCGGAGGCGGTGACGAAAAGCTTGCGACAACACTGAAGCTAAAAACAGCAGCACAAGGCAAGGCCATCAAGGAGCGATTCACAAGGGAGCTTCCGGCAATGGGTGACTTGCAAGAGCGGTTACGCAAGATGTTCAAAGAACACCCATACGGACGAGGTGGTTTCATACAAGTTGCTGGGAATACTTGGGTGTACTGCATGTCAGAGCACAAGCTTCTCAACTATTTGCTGATGGCTTCAGAGGCGGCACTGCAAAATGAGGCTGTTTGCTGGCTTAACCACAAGATGAGTCAGATGGGATTAAAAGGCCATCAAATACTGTCAATCCATGACGAATTGACAGCAGAGTTCCCTTTAGAGGAACAGGAAATTGGTATGAAACTTATGACAGATATGTATGGCGAAGCGTCCAAACGTCTTGGCCTAGATGTCCTAGTTACAGGTACTGCCCAATGCGGATACAACTGGCTGGAGATCCACTGATGACGATAGCTATCTATGGAATTGTGAATACACACAACTGGAAGATTTACGTTGGGAAATCTATAAACGCAGAGAAGCGGTGGATACATCACTTATGTCATCTAAGGAAGGAAGAAAGGCATAAAGACTGCAATCCACACCTTTACAACGCCTTTAAGAAATATGATGAGGAGTCCTTTGCACTCATCTTCCTAGAGACATTTGAAAGTGTTGATGAAAGACTGATCTCTGAGAGGGAGCTTCACTGGATGGAGAAGTTGCACTCGACTGACAGGAAATATGGATATAACCTCAGGATGGACTCCTCAACAGGGATGATAGTTCACGAGGAAACAAGAAGGAAGTTACGTGCTAGGGAAATCAGTCAAGCTCATAGAGATGCTATAAGCAAGGCTTCAAGCAAACTCTGGGAAGATGATGCTTTGAAAGAGCAGATGAGGCATAAAGTATCTGACACAAGGCGTAGCATATTCTTGCAGTTGACAAGAGATGGGCAGATCATCAATGTGTGGAGAAGTGTCCAGCAGGCTTTACATTATAACCATGAGTGGAAGTGGCAGAACATTTATGCTGCTTGTAATGGAAACAAGAAATCTTATATGAATTATTTATGGATAAGGCTGGACGCGAACGAGATACCGGAGGAGCTGGAACCATATATAGACAGCAGGGAGTATGATGTGATCCAGAGATACAAGAGAAAACTTGTCTAAACCCCAAGCAAGCCACTTGACACCCACAACCCAGCTTGCTATATTGTCCAAGACATCTGAACAAGGAGATCCCAGATGAAACCAACAATCGAACGTGTGTACGACATCTATCGTACCTACCTAGACCAATCTAGCAAAGAATTCGAGACGACATATCTCCGCACATGCGCCACCAGAGAACAGGCTGAACAATTCATCCAGACATTGTTCGAGATTCATGCACAAGATCATACGTCAGAGTATGAAATCAAGGAAGTGTGGCGGAAGTATTTTAAAGAATGATGTTGACACAACAA